GTGGCGTTCCAGACGTTCCAGAGGCGCCGCTGCGAGGTGGCGATCGGCATGTTGAGAAGCGTCGGCACGGTTGGTGTGCCATAAAGGTAGAAGCTTTGAAAATCGACCTGATCGACCGGCGGCGTGGCCACGCCAAAGGTCATGTCGATGTTGGTCATCACCTTGTTGCGATCGGAATACTGCTTGGTGACCGCGCCCCTGGAAGCGGTCGGATCGGCGTTGAGGAGCAGGTCGCCGAGCATGTCGCCGCCGGTTATCAGCAGACCACTCGCGTCCGTGATGTCGGTGGAGAGCAACGACACCGCGCCCGTGCGATTGTTGAACGAGGTCACCGCGCCGCCGACCTTGCTGTCGACGTAAGCCATGTTCGCGACTTCGATGCCGGTCGATGGCGTGAAGGGCGAGTAAAGCTGCCCGGTCAGCGTTCCGCCGGCGATGTTCAGCTTGTAGTCGAACAGCCATTGGCTGATCTGCTGCACGTTGGATTTGCCATTGATCGTTGGCAGGAGCGCGATCTGGTCCGCCGTGAAATAGGCCAGTCCCAGTTGCAGCCAGACCCATTCCGCCCCGTCGTTCACCAGCCAGTCGGAGGTGACGTAATTGCCGGGAGGGATGTTCGACCCGGCGGGCGGAGAACCAGGCGTGACGACGATGACGTAGAAGCCCTTGGGCACGCTGGTGGCGGGCGGCAACGGCATCGGCACGTTCGTGGCGGGCGGCGGCGGCGGAATGCCCGACGCGAGGGTGAACAGCGTCTGATCGGTCGGGATGTGGATCTGGCCGACGAACACCAGGTTCTGCGCGAGCGCGCCGATCTTGATCTCGAGCAGCGCGATCTGACCGTCCACGAAGGACTTGTTGGTCGCTTCCTCGTCAAGCGTCGGCCAGTCCGCTTTCAAGGACAGCATTCCGGTGAGTTGGTTCCCAGGCCCCGCCGTGAGCGGCAGGAACGGCCCACCCGCGCGCGTGACCGCGCCATCGACGTAGGTCATGTTCGCCGCGTGCGCGCCTGTCGTCGGCGGATCGGGGATCGTTATATTCGATCCGGTGATGAACTCGATGTTGGTGCGATACTGGATTTGCGCGAAATTCTGCCGCAGTTGCATCGTCCAGAGGATGCGTTGCGACCCATCCGTGTTGGTGCCGAGCGCGTTGACCTTGTTCCCGGCATCGACGAAGTAGCGGTAGCCGGTGCCGATCGAATCGCTCATTTGCAGATAGGCGCCGGGAGCCACCTCCAGTGTCCCGGTCATCTTGCCGCCGGCCGTCTGCAACCAGCGCAGATCGCCCTGGTCCGGCGTCATGAAGTTGTTCAGCGCCCACTGCCGGTTCACCGCTTCCAGCGGCTGCGTGGGGTCGTGGGCCAGATAGAGGCTGTTGTCGTTCGTGATCTGGATCACGTTGCCGTCGAACCAGAGCACGCGACTGCCGCTCGCGACGACGTTCAGCGCGCCGCCCGTCATACTGAACCCGGCCCAACCGTCGTAGAGCGAGATATGATTGGTTGTGTCGTTGGGGTTTGGCAGCGTCGGGTTGCCGGGGGTTCCAGGCGCGAAGCGGGAGCCAAAGCTAAGCCCGCCGTCCATCCTGTCGCCGCTGACGTTTACCCACCGCGTGTCACCGGACGACTCGAAATACTGTTTGGTGACGACCTCGAGCGCCGCGTTCGGATCGCGCTGCACGGTCAGCGTGTCATTGTAGAGCCGCAGCGCGCCAGCATCGGAGAGCCGCATCTTCTCGCTGCTCACGATCCCGCCGATCGCTGTCGTGTTCCAACTGAAATACGTGCCGTTCGCGGTATCGCTCCACACCTCGGCGGCGACCATTCCGAAGGTCGCGCGCACGAACGGGCTGTAGCCCGTGGTGCCGTAGCCGAAACAGTTCAGTGCGAACAGGATATCGTTCACGCTGACCGCCGATGGCGCGGCGGCGGTCCCGCTCGCCCGCCTGCCGGTGAACTGCGGGGTTCCCGCGTAACCGTCGACGGTGATCCGCACGCCCAAATTATCCCGGCCGATGACCTGGAGTTCGGTCTGCGCCGGAGCCGCCGGCAACACGGTATTCGCGGAGATGATCACCGGGTTGGTCAGCGGCGTGACCCCTGTGATGATCAGGGGGCCAACCATGGTGTCGCCGTCAATATTCACGAAACGCGCGTCGGATTGCGCGATCGTCAGGTAGTTATTGTCGAGCCACTGCCGCGGCACCGCGTGCAGAGGCGCGGACGGATCGCGGAACAACGTGGCATCGCCGCTGGTCAAACTCAAACCACCGTTGACCTGTAGTATCGCCGTCCCGACAGTGGCGGTCTGGCCGATCATCACGATACCGGCGTTGTCGATCCGCAACCTCTCGACATGCGCTCCCGTGCCGTTCGGCACCGTCCACAGCGACGTGCGACGACCCTGCGCGGTCGAGGTCCAGGCCTCGTCCGCGAACGTGGACACCGAGATCTGCTCGACCGTCCAGGCGGAGCCGTCGTATCCCGCCGTGCGGAACGACATCAGCGCATCGCCCGAGGCGATGGCGAGTGGCGACGCGGCCGTGCCGTTCGCGCGGCGCTGGATGACCTGGGTGCCGCCAGCGTAGGATTCCAGCGTCAGCGCGGTCGATCCGCCCGACGCCCGCCCGACGATCTGAAGATCCGTGTTCACGGAAGGCGGAGCGGCGGTCGCCGCGCCACGGCCCACCACGGTCAGCGCGGTCACGATCAATGACCCGGTCATCGTGTCGCCGCCGACGTTCACCCAGCGCGCATCGCCCTGTGTGTTGTTGCTGTAGTTATTATCGAGCCACTGCCGCGGCACCGCGTGCAGCCCGGTCGTCGGATCACCCGGCAGCACGATGGGCAAGGTCGAGGTAATCGCCAGGGTCGAAATGGACAGACGCAGTACGCCAGCCGTCGTGAACCCAATTGTGAAACTCGCGGACTTGTAAATCCCCGACAGTGTGTCGCTCCCGAACGCGAACCCTGGCGCGGTCGCGGTGCCATCGGCTGTTCGTATCGGATTGGTCGAGGTAAGCGTGCTATTGGAAACCGTGAGTTTCAGAACCCCGGTTATTGTCGTGAAGATTTGATTGTTCGCCGCGTAGAACCCGGTGTTCGTCTGACCGAAATTGAGCGAAGGGACGGTGACGGAGCCAACCGGCAAACTCAGCGGCCCGATCATCACGTCGCCGGACTTTTGCACGTAGCCGCCGCCGGAAATGGGCGCGAAATTGGCGGTCACCCACTGCCGCGGCACCGCGTGCAGATCGGCGGTCGGATCGCCGCCGAGCGTGATCGCGGAGGACAACGCCATCCGAATGCCGGAGTTGTCGATGACGGCGGCGACCGCGCCAGCCACCGAGAAGACATGATCGGCATTCCCCAGCACGACATAATTCAGGTGCGCGAAGCCGACGCCGGAATACGAGACGTTGAAGCCGAAACGATTGCCGGTCCCACCGTCGTACAGCATCAGATGGTTGGTGACATCGAACTGGCTCGACAACCGCGCGCCGAAAGACAAGCCGCCCGACATCACGTCTCCGCCCTTGGAGACATAGGAGCCGGAGCCAGAGCCGGACACGAAATTGGCCTGCACCCACCCCATCGTCGCCGCCTGCAGCGCCGCGGTCGGATCGCCGCTGAGCAGCAAGGACGTGGCGATCGTGACCGCGCCGGAAGCGCGGTTGATGGCGAGCGGCGACGGGTAGATCGGCGTGCCGTTGTTGTCGAAACGATTGATCAGGAAGTCGGTGCCGTTCGCCGTGCCGCTTTCGGTCTGCGTGCCGCCGAACTCGACCGACCAGCGCGGCAGGCCGAAACGGGACGACTGGAAATAACCGGCTGCGATGCCAGCGACCTGGGCGTTCCACGTCACCGCGGGCCATGCCGGTCCCGGCGCTTCCAGATGCAGCGCGGCGTTACTCGCGCTCGTGATCGTTATCCCCCCGGAAAGAGGCCCGCCGGTTAATGGTAAATATGGCCCACCCGCGACCGCCGTGGCCACGTCAGCGGTTCGGATTTTCCACGTCTTCCCGGCATGGACAACCGGGAGATAATCCGACGTTGGCGTGAAGTCGGCGGTCAGTGGATCGAGCGCGGATATCTTCATGCCGCGATCCTCGAAGGCGCCGACTGGTTCTGCCGCAACTGCGACGTGACCGCGTCTACCGCCGCTTTCAGATCCGCGAGGGACTGCACCAGCGTGGCCGTCTGGGTCCGTGTCTCGACCTGAAGGACCGATGCCGTGAGCGTGTCGGGGGATACCGAGGCGACGGAGTTGAGGGCGTCCAGCACGCGCTGGAAGTCCGACACATAGGCGGCGCCGCTGCCATAGACGACGCGCGAGGCGTTGATGAACGTGTCGGCGTATTGCTGGAGTTGCTGAATCGAATTGATGTCGCCCGCCGCGGCGGCGCCGGAAACCGCGTTGAACTGGCTGCGCGCGAGCGCGAGTTGGTCCTGCGCGTTGAGCGGCGAGGCCGCCGAGGTTTGCAGTCCGAAGGCATACTGGCTGAGCGAGGCGATCGCCTGCGCCGCCGTTCCCGCCGCCTGCAACCGCGCGTCTTCAGCCGCTTTCGCATCCGCCGCGCGTTTGTCCGCCGCCGCCTGGTCCTGCGCGAGGATGGCATCGTCGAACTGCTTCGCGACGAGCAGGCGTTCCTGGTAAAGCGCGGCATCTTCCAGCGCCATCAGGTTGGCGAAGTCTTTGTTGCTCTCGTAACTGTCGCCGAATATCCCCTTCAACTGATTGACCAGGGCGAGCCTCTGCGCCGTCGCCTGCTGGTCGAATTCAGTCAGCGCCTGCACTCTCAGGACGGCCGGAGAGGCGCCGGAGAGTTTGTTGGCCGCGTCGACCGCTCGATTGACCAGACCGGTCGCGATGTTCGCGTATTGCGCCGCCGCGGCATCCTTAAGCGTCTTGATCGCCAGATCGCGAGCCGCCGTCAGTTCAGTCTCTTTGTAGCCGAGGTCTCTCGCGGTCACGAGCGCCGACGCGAACTGATCGTTGAGACCTTTGATGCCCGCTTGCAGCGATCCGATGTTGGTGTTCATGGAGAGCAGGGTTGGCACGGTCTGAGTCACGAACGTCGCGATGTTGGTCAGGGTCGCGGCATAATCGGCGGCGGTGAGGCCGAGCGCGCCGAAGCGCGCCGCCCACCGGTCGACCTCTTTCGCCGCGTCGGTGTCTTTGACGACCGCCGTGAAGTCCTTGAGCGCCTGCTCCATAGCCAGTATTCGGTTGACCGCGTCCTGTAGCTCCTGACTGGTGGCGAAGCTGCGGTTGGCGATGTTGTCGGCGAGCGTCTGGTCGGTCGAAGTGAAACGCAGTCGCGGGAACGCCGCCTCGAGATTGGCGGCTTTGCTGTCTCCGGTGCCGACACCGAGTTGCGTTATGCCGCCGAGCGAGGTCACGGCGATGTTCGTCGCGGCGGTGAAGGCGTTCAGCGCGGTCACCGCGTCGTTCGTCGCGTCCCTGTTCGATGCGGTGCCCTGATTAACGGACTTGCCGATGCTGAGCCGCCCCTGATCGTCAGCAAAGATTTGCGTGGCGGAATAAGTACTCGGCGCGTGTGGTCCGATGAAGCCGCCACCGACACCGCCAGCGGTGCCGCCGAGCAAACCGCCGATAAGAGCACCGATGGGGTTGAAACCGGAGAGCACGAAGCCCGCGCCCGCGCCGAGCAGCGCACCGGTTCCCGCCCCGATCATCGGCGCCGGACCGACCTTGTCCAGGCTGCTCTGGATAAGTCCGCCGCCGAGCGAGCCAATTGCGAAGCCGCCCGCGATACCGCCTCCGAAGCCGCCCAGGAGACTGCCCAGCGTTGTCGCTGGGGCGAAGCCACCAGCCGCGGCACCCCCCGTGACCGCCGCGTCCGAGGCGAAGCCGCCCGCCAGGCCCGCGCCGGTTCCGCCATACAACGGCGTGTTGAGGAAGGCGGTGATCCCGGCGAGAGGTCCGTTGGCCCCTCCCACGCCCGCGAGCAGGCTGGTGCCGGGTCCGCCGAACAGCGCGTTGATCTGCCCGCCGAGACCCTGATAGCCGAACGCCTGGAGGATTGATGAGCCGCCAGAGACAACGCTACTGCCCGAACTGGCCAGGCTCATCAGATCGGCCCCGGCGGATTTTTGTTCACCAGATCCACCGCCCGACGCACCACCGAGCGCGCCGATGACCTGGTCGAGGGTGGTCCGGTTGGCGCCACCGACCGTCGCGTTGAGGATCGGATTGAGCACGGCAAGTTTGAGGACTTCCTGTAGCACGCTGGTCATGACGGCCCGGGCCACATTGCCGAAATTGACCGCGGCGCCCTGGCCGCCGACGAAGGCCTGGGTGATGGCGTTGCCGACCTGGTCGAAGACCTGGGTGCCGAGATTGCCGAGTTCCTGAATGGCTTGCTGGTTGATCTGAACCTGGGTGGTCATGTCGGCGACGGCGCGGGCGGCGTTCAGCGCTTTCTGCTGCTCGTCGGTCGCCTGATCGCCGATCTTGAGGCCGAGTTCCTGACGTTTCTGCAACACCGCGATCTCGCGGTTGCGCTGCTCCGTGGTCGCCGTGATCAGGCTGTTCTCCAGCCTTAGCATGTCCAGTTGCTCGTTGGACTTTTCTATCGACGTCGCCGCCTGATTGTCGCGTTTCGCCAGCGTCTGCGCGTTCAGCGCCTCGGTCTCCGCCGCGATCTGACGGGCACGCTCAGCGGTATTCGGCAGCGAGGTCTTGCGCGCGTCCTCGATGGCCTTTTCCTGGTTCGCGGCGAACTCGGCGGCCTGGCCACCCTTTTCCAGAATCGGCGTGAGCCGCAGATACGCCTTGGTTTGCAGATCGATGGCCGTGATGCTGTCATTGAACTGGATCGTCAGTTTCGCCAGTTCAGCGCCTTGGACCCGGAACAACGCCGCCTCGTTGATTCCCGTCCCGGCCGCCTCTCCCAGTTCGCGCATGCGCTCCATGGCCGCGTTGAGGTCACGTTCCGCGCCGACCTCGCCGACCAGCGCCTTGTTGGCGTTCACGGCAGCTTTCGCCGCGGCATCCTGGGTCGACATGATCTCGGTTCGTTGCCCACGCAGGCTCGTCAGAAGCTCCTTCTGTTGATCCATCTGTTTCGTGAGGATATCCATCGCGGCTTCCGCGCCTTGCGGATCTTCAATCTGCGCCGCCTTCTCGTTGTATTTCTTCTGCAACAGATCAATCGACGCCAGTAATGCTTCCTGCTTGCGCTGGTTCTCCTCGAGTTGGCGCGAGACGACGGAACTGGTGTCGTAGGCGGTCTGTCCGGCACCCAGGATGCGACGGCTGGCATCGATGGCGGGTTGCGTCCCGGTCATGTCGGTGCCGAAATGCATCGGATCGCGATTACTGAACGATCCACCCCAGGTAAGGCCATACTTCGCCGCCAACGCCATCGCGAGTTCAGGCGGAATGTTTCCCGTCGTGCCAACCGCGTTGCGCGAGGCGTTGATGTCGATCGCCGTGCCGCCCGCGTGCATGCTTGGCTGGCCGGTGCCCGCAACGGTGGCGCCTGGACGGTAGCTGGAGACGTCGTTGAGGTTGATCAGATAGCCACTGGCTTCCAGTTCGTTGACCAATCCCTGGAAGGCCGGAGCGAGATCAGCGCGCACGGTGAACTGCGCGCCCCCGGGCGCGCTGATGGTGACCATGTTGTTGGCGTCGGGGGTGGTGCGCCCTCCGGTGCCGCCGAGGCCAGCACCCGCGTAGCTCGTTATCAACCCGCCCGGTAGCATCGGCGAGATGCCACGCAGCAGGAACTCGCCGAGCGTGGGTCCGCCCTTTTTCGCGACCTCTTCATTCCATTCACGGAGCTTGTTGATCGCGGCGGCGATGGCGCGCTCGACCGCCGCCAGTGCTGTTATGATGGGTTGGCCCATCTGTTCGAAGAGCGATTTGGTGGCCTGCGCCGCACCGGTCAGCGCGTTCATCAGATCCCTGTGTGCCTTGCCGAGGTTCGTCACCGGATCAATCGCGCCCTGCGTCGCGTCACGCTCCTTCTGGAGCAACAGGGTGAATGCCTCGGCGTATTTGCCGCTGGCTTCCATGCTCTTGAGTTGGTCCACCAGGGCTTCATCGATGCCCTTCACCCGGCCGATGAGGTCCGCCGCTCCTTTCGAGGGTAGCTCCATGGAGTCGGTGAAACGCTTCGTGGCCTGCGGGATGGTCTCGCCCAGGATGTTCGCCAGGCCGAGAATGTCCTTGCCGAACGCGATCATGTCGTCCCGGCTACCGTGGAAATCCATGACCTTGCCGAGCGCCCCGGTGATCTCGCGCGCCGCGTCGGTCGAGAGTGTCGTGGTTTTCGCCAGGATTTTCGCCGCGTCGTCGGCGTTGATCGCCATGGCACCGAAGTCGTCGCGCAGCCCGCGCATCGACAACTGCAATCTTCCCAGTCGGAGATTGGCGCTTTCGGCTGACACGGCGAGCGCGGTGATCGCCGCCGTCGCCGTGACGACGACGTAAATCCAGGGCGGCACCGCCGCCGCCATCGAGGCCACGCTCGCTGCCATTTGTTTGACGCTGATCCCCGACGCCCACATCACGTCGGCGATCTGATGCCCTTGCTGGATCAACGTGATCAGGATCGGTTGCCCGGTCGCGATGCCGGAGAACATCTGCGACATCTGCACGGTCAGTTGCTGGTTGGCGAACTTCATCTGACCGGCGGATGCGACGCCCTTAACCTGCGTCTCCTCCAGATCATCGTGACCTTTCTTCACCTTGCTCAGAGAGTTGACCTGAGATTCAAACCTGACCCGCGCGTCTTCCTGAAGATTCTTATACGCATCCTCGTGCAGATTGAGCGTCTTTTGCGCTACCGCAAGTTTATCCAGTTCCGCTTCGTATTCCTTCGACAGCTTATATACCGGATCGATGCTGGAGCGTAATACCTGGTATTGCTTCGCCGTGTCCTCGGCGGTCGGTCCCGCCGTCCGCTTGTTGATCGCCGCGAGATTATCATCCCGCGCCTTGGTTTCCTGCTCTATCGCCTGCTTTGCCAAAGTCGAGGAAATGACCTGGTCTTTTGCCCCCTGATTGATGGCGTTGACGGCGGTTTCGTATTGTTTCTGTACGCGATACAACTCGTCGTATTTCAGGCGCAGCGCGTCATTCGCGACGACGAGTGGCTTGACCGCCTCGGCGGCGCGCTCGCTCGCCGTCTTCAGGAATGTCAGCGCGTCGGTGGCGCTCAGCGTCCCCGCGCGAGCCTGCTCCATCGCACCTTGCAACTCTTTCGTGCGCGCCGTCAGGAGCGCCGTCCCGGTCGCCAGTTGCTCCACGGTGATCTTCCCGTCGAGGCGCCGTTTGTCGAGGCCAAGTTGCGCCACCGCGACCTTCTCGGTCTCCTTGCCGAGCGCGTTCGTGGCGAAGATCAGCGGATCGATACGCCCAAGATAGGCATTCGACGCTTCCACCGCCCTGCGGTACCCCGCCGAGGTCTGCGCCAGTATGTCCGACGCGGCCTTGGCCGACTTGCCCGACGCATCCAACGCCGCGTTGTTCCGCTGTATCTGCTCCGAGGTGTTCTTCGCCGTGCGCTCCAGGGCACGCAGCATGAGGTCATAGTCGGCTGTGCCTTTGACGGCACCCCTGGTATCGACGATTATTTCAGTGACGATTTGTTCAGTGCCGGACACGACTATTCGCCGTCCTTCTTCGCGTCCGCCATCGCCTTGAGGTAGGCGTCATCGAGGCGCTCGAGCATGCCGACCTCCCATGGCGCGAGCGCCGTTCCCGTCAACCGATTGAAGCTGTCGATGTCGGGCCATTCGAGCGGCATCACGCCGAAGCCGTTGCCGCCCTTGCGCCGCCGGATGCGGTTGTAGGCGACCCAGAGGTAGAGCAGCGCCAACGGAAAATCCGGCTGCTCCAGTTCGGCCTCGTATTCCCGCCGCTTTGCCGACCGTCGCGTCCGCTTCACCAGGCCTTCAAGTGTTTCGCGAAGAGGAACACCCTTTTTGTCGGGTTGGCTTAAGACAAACTCTCGCTCTGCGTAGTCGGCGAGATCATCGCAGAGCGCGCGGTAAAAGACTCATCGCTCGTGAAATACTCAAGGAGTTGAATGTAGACCTTGCCGTAGGACGGGTTCATCAACAGCGCGACGACGTTCTCCTGGGAGAACGGATACTCTTCACCGTTGATCCGCGCCGGGGTCCAGCCCAGAACGCGCATCGCGAAGGATTTCGCGTTCTCCTCGCGCATCTCGTCGGGCGTGCGTTCCGGCTCGATCCATTTTCGGCGGTTGGCGACCGCCTGCTCGCGCGCGCGCTGCAGACGTAACGCATCGCGCGCGGCGATGTTGGACGCTTCTATCGATTTTGCGTGACCGGGGCCGGCAAGCGTCCAGACCCACGTCGTCGGCGACCCGGTCACCGGATGGTTGATCGCGACCTCGGCGGTGTCGGTGGACTTAAGCTCGCCGATATCGAAGGCCTCGCCGTTCATGTGGTGGCTCATGCGGCGGAACTCTGGAATTTCACCATGGTCGCGTCGTAACCGGTGCCGCGATTGTCGAGACCGACCAGCGCCATGGGGACCGAGACGGTCTGCGTGCGCGGCCCTCCGGCGGCGGCGTAGGCGGATTTGGTGACGCCACCGAGGGAAAGATTGCCAACGAAGATCGAGAAAAAATCCTTCGGCTCGACGTCATTCTCCACCGCCATCACCTGGATCGAGTATTGCGTCTCGGCGGCGAAGTCATCGATGAACTGCAGGTCTTTCCGCAGCGCCGTGAAATTGATTGTGACTCCCATTTGGCCCGTAAAAACATCAGGCCCATACTTGATGTTTCCAGAACCGAACACGTCGGGAGACATCGGAGAGATGTCCAGTCCGATATCCAGGCTGGTGAGGTCGATGACATCGTTGGCGCCGATGCGGACCGTGGCGTCCACCACCGCGAGCGGCAGCGACGTGGTCGCCGTGGGCGTGGTCAACAACGGCGACGTGGCCCCGGTCGCCAGCGAGTTGTAATGCCCGGTGCCGATGCCACCGGGATCGAATAGGATGATGCCGTTCGGCGCCATCGAGAACCGCGTCGTGCCGAACACGAAGTCGGTCATGACCTGGCTCTGGTCGATATCGATTTCGAATTCGTCCACGGTGAAATACCGCTTCAGCAGCGTTCCGGTCTGGATGAGCTTCTTGGGTCGCGTGATGGTGAACGCGGTATCCGCCGTGGCATTGAGCGTCAACGACTCCGCCACCGTGATTACCGTCGCGGTCAGCGCCGTGATGCGTAGGTTGCGACTGTTGTTCGCGGGCGTGCTGTGATTGGTCAGAATGATCACATCGCCCACCCGCAGACCCGCGGTGATCCACGAACCGGCGGCGGAGACGATGGTGGACGCTGTCGTGGTTATCGAGGTCAGGCCGCCGGTTATCTCAGTGATTACCAGAGGGGCGACGTCCCAGGTGTCGCGCATCACCGCCTGGGCGATCGGCTCCCAGGTGCCCATCGAGGCCTCGGCGTTCCACGTCGCGGCGGTCTTCTGAATGCCGTGACGGCCACGCATCCGCATACCGTCGTAACGAACCTCGGCGCTCTCGGTCGCGGCCTTCGTGAGTTGCCCGCCTGTGCCGCCAGACACACGCAGAACTGACCCGCCCGTGCCCGATGCCTGCACGCCCAGGCCGGTCTGAAGTTTATACGCAACGACAGCATTCGATTGAGTCTGATAAACAGGCATAACGAACTCCTTCCGTCAGGCGGCCTTGCCCAAGGGCGAGGGGCGGTTCAGCGGGTGTAGTAAAAGTCGAAGGGAACGCTTGAGAGCAGAACGAAGAAGTTGCCGGACTCCACGGCGGCGACATTCGCGTATGTCGAGAAGTCCAGCGTTCTGACCATCTGTCCGTCAGGCGTCTGGCCGAATTCGGCGCGCTCCATGAAGGCGGCGAGCGCATCGGCGGTCGTCAGCGCCGTGTCCATCCCCGTGTTCCACGGTTGGAAAATGTAAAATCTGATCAGGCCGGGATGTATCCATAGCCGATTACCGGGAGACGAAAACGCGCGAATGTAATTCGTGCCGCCAATGATCTCGATTTCGACGAAGGCGCTACCGGTTTCCACCGGATCTTGTATCTCCGCTGGCCAGTCTTCGTTCGGCCAGCGCATCGGCAACGACGAGTAGTGGGCCTCGATCCAGCCCCGGATCGCGTCGATGGCTGGCTTCATCATTTGTCAGAAGCCCGTCCTCGCTTCGATCTCCAGCGCCGGATAGCGGTTCTCGCTTTTGTTGGCGGGGTGCGGGCCGCCCTGAAACTGATATCGCCCGCGGGTGCCCCTGACGGCGTTACGCGGGATGTTGGAGAACTGCAGGACGCCGCCGATGATGCCGTGATAGGTAAAGCGGATCAGCGCGATCTTGCCGAACATGCGCTGCAGATCACGCGCGGTAATTTCGTAAACCCCGTTCGGGGCCTGCACCGACAGGCCGGGACGAC